GACACGAATACGATTACAGAATCGACGATGCCAAAAAAGATATTGAAAATATCCTAGATAAAAAGGGTATTAAAAAATATAGTATTCATCTTGACCGATACAAAGACAACAGTGCGTATCTAGATCGCGATGCAATGAGTAAATCACAAGCGCCAGATAATCGTGCCAAAACAGATTATGTTGATAACAAACCGTATCAACCCAAAGACGGTAAAGGAGACTACATGGATAAGACTCCTTACAAAGCCAGCCCAACCAAAGTAAATTATTTGGACAAGGCCAAGTCTGGAGAATTTAGAGACATGGCCAACTACGAAAGCATTGAAGAAATGGATCGTAGAGGTTTTCTAAAAGCCATGGGCGGAGCCGCACTAGCAGGTGCTGGCCTAAGTGCAGCGGATGCAGCAGCACAGCAAATGGATACCATGGCTCGTGTTATTATGATAGTAAATGGCGAACAAGTTGAACGAGTGATCAATCTTGGACAAGTATCTAGCCCTCAAGCTGCTGAACGTGCTTTAGCTAACGAATTGCAGGCCAGAGGAATAGAACAATTTCAAATCAGTTTGGAAAGAGGTGCTCCACCAAAAACTGCACCCGTTGATACTAGACCAAGACCATACGGAGCACGTAGTGTTGCTGGTCCAGGTGGCGTAGTAGATACAGCCGGACAGGTTGTTGGCGATGTCAACAGCGGTGACTGGCGTGGTGCGGCACAAAAAGGATGGAAAACTTACCAAAATAATAAAAATGCAGACATGGGCGCGGTAGGTCGTGCCGAAGTTAAAGATAGAATTATTCGAGGCGTAGTAGGTGGTCTGGGTCTAGACGAAGATGATCTCAATGAACACCTAGAAAAACATTTGTATCAGTTACAAAGCGCCGGATACGACATTGTGACAGAAGCAGCAAGTCTTTGTCCTGAGTGTGGTGGTGCAGCTTACGAAGACCGGATACTAGCAGAAAAACAAGACGCCTGCTATCATAAAGTAAAGAGTCGTTACAAGGTATGGCCAAGCGCCTATGCTTCGGGTGCATTGGTAAAGTGTCGTAAAAAAGGCGCAGCCAATTGGGGCAACAAGAGTAAAAAATGAAATATAGAGAACTACTAGAAGCTTGTTGGCAAGGATATCAACAAAGAGGTATGAAAAAGAAAGGCGACCGCCAGGTGCCCAACTGTGTCAAGATGTCGGAACAAGAGCTGGAAGAAGATCTTAAAAAATGGTTTCGAGAAAAATGGGTGCGATTTGGACCTGATGGCAAAATCAGAGGCGAATGCGGTGGGCGTAGTGAAGGTGAAGGCAAACCAAAATGCTTACCGCAGAGCAAGGCGCATGCCTTGGGCAAGAAAGGGCGTAAGTCAGCTGGTGCAAAAAAACGCAGACAAGATCCCAATCCCGAACGTAGAGGCAAAGCAATCAACGTAGCAACTAAATCTAAGAAATAAGGAGATCAACAATGGCAAAAGGCACATCTAATTCAAAAATTAAGCACGTGGTTAAACTAACTAGTCAAGGCGGTCGTAAACCAAAAACTAGTGCAATGAACAAAACTCGGAAATCTAATTTTAAAGCATATCGCGGACAAGGAAGATAATGGAAGAATTAGTAAAAACTATTAAAGTAACATTTGCTAGTGAATATGCGTACATGCTCAAAGCACAATACTTTCACTGGAATGTGGAAGGACCCAACTTCCCGCAGTATCATGAACTGTTGGGCAATGTATACGAAGAGGTTCAAGATAGTATAGATGCGTTCGCTGAGAATATTAGAAAATTAGGTGCATACACTCCTGGTAGTTTTGAACGTTTCAGTATGCTCAGTCGTATCGAAGATGAAACTAATCTAATGCCTGCCGAATCAATGGTGGCTGAACTACTATCAGATTCTGAAAAAATATGCGAAATGTTAAAGGTAGTTTTTGTACTATCCGAAGAAGCCGGCGAATACGGATTAAGTGATTTTATAGCCAGCAGACAAGATGCACATCGCAAACATGCATGGATGCTTAAATCAATTCTAAAATGATTGTTTATATACACGGTGCTAGTGCTACCAGTGAAAGTTTTAACTATGTTAGAGAACACATAGGCGGCGAAGATTACTGTGTTAACTATGATAGTCGCAATGGTTTCGAAAACAACCTAGCCGACATACATGATCAAATTAAAAATTTTACCAATATATTTTTTATATGTCACAGCCTTGGTGGTATATATGCGTTACATTTATCTAACATACTAGAAAATCAAGTTGTAGGTGCAGTGACATTGAGTACACCATACGGCGGAGCTGAAATAGCGGATGTAGCTAAATTCTTTTTGCCATATTCAAGACTATTACGTGATGTAGGTCCAAATTCGTGGGCAATGAAACAAGCAAATAATATCGCAATAACTCATCCATGGTTAAATATTGTTACAGTCAAAGGCAATGCACTTTGGGTTCCTCAACCAAATGATGGTGTAGTGACTATTGCAAGTCAAAAACATCACAACAAAGATATGGACCTAATCGACTTAGAGTATAATCACTACGAAGTATTACTGAGTGATAAAACTGTGAAAATTATCAAAGAAAGATTAAATGCATGATAGGTGAAATGCTTGTATGGGGCTTCTTTAGTGCTATGGGATGGATGACAGCCAACTGGGCTGTAGATAAATTTGTGCCTGAAAAAACAGAAACTCAAACGTGTTCAGAGTGGCGTGAAGAAAAAAAAGCAGACGGCACCGTTGAAAGAACCCGTACTTGCGAATCTAAAAAATAAGAACACCCTTAGGACCGGTGTGCGCGGCTGCTGCGCTATCCAAAGGAGTCGTGCCCCAAGGATTAAAGTGAGCCAAGGATAATATATGTCATTTTTAGTTGCCAACTTACCGCCGGTTCATTGTTATATACGTCGAGAGTTTTTATACGACTTTAAAAAGGGTCATGGAGAATATGAACCTTGTATTTGGGTCAGCATAAAAAGTATACGTGGACAAGCATTTAGAATAGAAAGTTACTTACCAAATTATGGCGCACTTTATGACAAACTACCTCTCCATGCGTATGTATCACGCACAGAGAATCTTGACCCTGAACAATTTTTATCTTTAGATACACTACAAATATGGGACTGTTTTGATTACGACATGACCGTAATTCAAAAATCGTTCTTGAGAAATTTAAGTTGCAAATTTTATGCCAAAGACAAAAACATGTATCCAGGCAATTACATGTTTACCGTTGACCATGCACATCCTAATCACAATCTAATTGATACTGGCTACAGCGAATGGCCCGAAGATCACAAAAGTTTCAATTTTATCGAACTAGAAAACGGACAATATGCAGCACAACCAAACAATCGTTGCCTGTTCTTTGATGCAGCCAGCAATCCAGTTGAAATGAAGTTCCCGGACTTCAAAGTCTGTACTCGCAAGTACGTGGTCGAACAAAATCCCAAATGGCGTTTGGGCGACAGCGATACTGTTATGTACGAAAAAGACTTGTAATTCTACAAAGAATACTATATAATTTAATTTTTAGGAGACCATACCATGGGTTCAAGAATGTTTTCGGCTGAACAAAAAGCTAAACTGACACAAATTATCAACGAAGGCATGGCAGTCATGCAAGAGGTAGAAGACCTTAATGCAGGGTTGAGTGATACTATCAAAGCCATTGCTGAAGAAATGGAAATCAAACCTGCCATTCTTAAAAAAGCAATCAAGATTGCACACAAAAGTAAACTGGGCGACGAGAACGCCGACAATGAAGAATTAAATACTATTCTCCAAACTGTGGGTAAAACTCTTTGATCAATGTTGTATCAGGGATCATAGATTGGATACGAGATGATTGGACATCTAACCGTATACGGTTTGTTGTTGAGCTCGTTGCTTGGGCTATCAGTATTGGATGTGCGCTTGCAATGGCGCTTACGGTACCCAATCCTCCACTCCTCGTTTTATATCCTATTTGGATTCTTGGTTGTGCTATGTATGCTTGGGCTGCTTGGACTAGGAAATCTTTTGGCATGTTGGCTAACTACATTTTGCTCACAACCATTGATACGATTGGGTTGGTAAGGATGCTTGCATGATCGCTTTAACTATTTTTGGTTATTGGGTAAGTATGGCCATCTTTATGTGGGCAGTAATGTTTGGTTGTTTATGCTTCGCTAGGTTATGCGAATACACGGTTGATTTCTTGTTTAAAAAATAATATAATACACACATGAGTTATGTTGACGCACTATATGACCGCGGCTCGGATCGTATCCACATTGTTGAACGAGTCAATGGCGGAAGGGTATATAAAGAATATCCGGCCAACTACATC